TTGTGAGCTACGCTGACAAAGCCTTCGGACATACAGGGTATATCTATCAGGCCTGCAATTTTATCTATACGGGATTGAGTCATACTCAACTTGATTGGAAGATTCGTGGGATGGAACACATACATAGCAGAACTCTGATGGATGAGTTTGCATTTCAAAAGGGCAGAATTGCCAAGCTCAAGGAAAAATATGGTGACCTGTTGTATCAAGAGGAACGTCAACCTAAGCATCGGTATGTGTACTTGTGTGCTTCTAAAAAGCAAAAGCAACACATTATGAAGGAAGCAAGATTTGAGTCTAAAACATATCCAAAGGGAGAAAATAAAAAATACGATGCTTCGTATGAACCAACAATACAATTAAGAATAATTTAGTATCTTTAACAAAACCAATCAAATGAAAATCATAGAACTACTTGACGGAAGCACTTGGGATTTAGAAACCATCAAATCCAAGATGCACGATGATGACTTCTACTACGGCAACCTATCAAAGAATGCCCTGTCATCTTCAGCTTGTAAACTCCTGCTTACCTCACCCAAGACCTACCACTACGTCACAAAGTACGGCTCGGAGGATTCCGATGCTTTCTCGGTAGGTAGGCTCGTTCACCTGATGGCTCTTGAGCCGCATCGTGTGGAGGAGTACAACGTGATTGAGGTGCAAAGCAAGAACGCAAAGGCGTGGCAAGAAGCAAAAGGTCAACGCAACATCTGCACCCGTAAGGAGATGGATGAAGCGCAGCGCATTGCTGATGCCCTACTGCGTAACGAATACTTCCTGTCAATGATTCAAGGCTGCGAGTTTGAGCAACCTGCAATCGGATTGATTGAGGGCATTCCCTTCCGAGCAAAGGCAGACATCATCGCTGATGGCTTCTTGGCTGACTTGAAAACAACAACCGACCTACGAGCGTTCCCTTACTCGGCAAAGAAGTACGGCTACGATGTACAGGCGTTCATCTACACCCGACTATTCGGTGTGCCGATTGACAAGTTCTACTTCATCGCTATTGACAAGGCGAGCTTGGATGTAGGTATCTACTCCATCACTCCCGAGTTCGTAGCAGAAGGCGAAAGAAAAACGCTTGAGGCAATTGAACTGTACAAGCAGTTCTTCATCTTGGGTGAGGACTTGGACTCGTACACAATCTTCGGAGAACTATAAGGAGTCGGATACGACCCCTTTAAAACCAATAATATGACACTACACTATGTAAAACAATGGGAGGAGCGCAAGCATCTGCTTGAGCAATGGCTAAACAAGAACGAGCCTGTTTCATACAAGCATATTTATATGATGCTTTTTAAGTTGGTAATTACAAGAAGCGAAAGAGGAGAGTTAGAATGGGATTGGAAAAGGTTTAAAGTATTGGACAATGGGGACTATCAAGGCAATAAAATCTTCATCCTGTGCAGCAATACATACCAACCCGAATTAACTGACTACATCTTCACTTCAGTTGCCTATGGTTCTTGCAGCGGATGCGATACGTTCCAAGCGATTCAGGAATCAGAAGACAAGGCCGAACGAGTGAAGGGCTATATGACTCTTGCTCTGCATATGGTTCAAGAAACGAAATCATTTAACACTAAATAGAAATGAGAACTCCGCCCGCTTATGGCGCATTAGGATTCAGCAAGCGGAATGCAACCGCCCTGATTAACGGAGTCTTTTTCTTTAACACCAACGAGAAATGAAGAAACTTAAACAAGGATTGCAATTAGCGTTCTATATTTTATTCCTTATTGCTTTAATGATTAGTGCAGGGCTTATTAAATACAAGATTTGGAGAGCAGAACACCCACAAACAAATGCTTGGATTTTCTTTATACCAAAGTAACCATTTAACACCAACAAGAAATGAGAGAGCAATTTGTGCGGATAGCAATGGCTCGCCTACGCAGCATCTATCCATTCAAGCCCCAACGCCAAGCAGTCGCTGCTCGTATGTGGGTGCAATATCTTGAACGCTACGCTAAACGTGAGTGGGAGCGTAACGAGGAAGAAATGAACAGGCGTATGGACATCATCGGGCAGAACGGAAACACAGGCGAACACTATGAGTAGGCCGTTCGTTGTAGCCTTCCATAAGGTAAACTCAGGGGTAGCATACCATCGTGTGTTTGCCCCTTTGATTTGCCACCAAGAGGCAGACGTAATGTTCGTTGAGAAGATAACGGACATTGAGCCTGAGGTATGGCCTAAGATTACTCACTTCTTCTCAAGCCGTGCATTCCCTGTTGAGCCGTTTGATGACTTCGTTAGGCTCTGCCGCAAGGAGGGTATCAAGCTAATCATTGATAACGATGATTGGTGGGTGCTACCTCCTAACCATCCCCTAAACGGATTCTACGGAAGGCAGATGAAAGACCGCATCATTCGGTCTATGAAAGCAGCAGATGAGGTATGGGTAACCAACAAGCACCTCGCTTCAAAGGTGAAGAAGTACAACACCAACATCCGAGTAATCCCGAACGCCATCAGCGTACCAACTTGGCAGATAAACCGAGAGCCGTCAGAGAAGGTGCGCTTCGGCTATATCGGAGGCAACCACCACCAAGCGGACATCCGAGATTCAACCATTGACCTATCGGGCTATGAATCGTATGTGGCGGAGGTAGATAACTACCCCGATATGATGAAAGCAGCATACAAGCTACCCACGATGCCCCCAACGCACTACCATCGCCTGTATGAATACTTTGACGTTAGCCTTGTGCCGTTAACGACAAGCGAGTTTGCTAAGTGCAAATCGCATCTGAAGATGCTTGAGGCGGGATTCAGCAAGTGTGCGCTCGTAGTGAGCAACACGCACCCATACGAACCCTATATCACCAAAGAAAATTGCATTGCCATCAACCACCCAAGTGAATGGGCAGGAGCAATCAAGAGGCTAAACGAAAACCATAACCAAGTCCAAGACCTTGCGGATTCGTTATACGAGTACGTGCAGGATTTCACGATGGACAAAATAAACGAACTGCGATGCTTTACATTGTAACCCCTTGCTCACGCCCACAAAACCTCAAACGCATCAAGCAGTACATCCCTGAATGGGCTACGTGGGTGGTGATGATGGATGCCTCTACCGACTTCAAAGAAGCAACAGGCGCAAACGTAACACACTACTCAAAGAAGACAGGACATTGGGGACATCCCCTACGCAATGAATTCCTTGACCTCTACCAAGACCAATTCACGCAAGATGATTGGGTGTACTTCTTGGATGATGATAACATCCTGCACCCGAAGTTCAATGAGCAATGGTCAAACCTGCATAACCTTGACTCCTCAATCGTAACGTGGGGACAAGAGGGAAGGCTACGCCCTACCGACCAACCAACAATCGGGAACATAGATACCGCTTGCTTTATGTTCAAGCCCTACCACTTGCCCAAGCTTCGCTTTGAGAATATCTACGAAGCCGATGGTCTATTTGCTTCTGCTGCCGCAAGGCAAGGAACACTCATCTGCGTAGATTCGTACCTTTGCTACTACAACGCTCTGCGATGAAGAACCACACCAAAGTCTACCTCAAAGCAATGGGCTACGATACAACCGATTGGATTCCTTGCGAGGTATGTCAATCCCAAGCCGTAGACATCCATCACATAGAAGCACGGGGTATGGGAGGTAGCAAAGAGGCGGACACAATAGAAAACCTAATGGCTCTATGCCGCAAATGCCACAACGCATTCGGAGACCTAAAGCAGCACAAGGATATGCTCAAGGCAGTCCACAACCACCACCTTTCTAAAAGAGTTATTTAATTATGAAACGAGTACCCATCTCGCAGGTTATTCCTAACCCCACCAACCCACGCATAATCAAGGACGACAAGTTTAAAAAGCTTGTTAAGTCGATTGAGGAGTTTCCGCAGATGCTTGAGCTACGCCCAATCGTAGTGGATAGCAATATGGTGGTGCTTGGAGGGAATATGCGCCTTAAGGCTTGCATCGCAGCAGGACTGAAAGAAGTGCCTATCATCGTAGCGGATAACCTAACCGAGCAGCAACAGGCGGAATTCATCATCAAAGACAACGTAGGATTCGGAGAATGGGATTGGGACTTACTCGCTAACCAATGGGATGTAGAAGCGTTAGAAGATTGGGGTCTTGAGCTTCCGTTTGACAATACGCCTGTACTTGAAG